TGACTATTTAAAAAATAATAATTGTTTAAAAGCAAAACAAAAAGCAAAGGCAAGTTTCATGTATGATGTTAAACAACATAGAGTTGTGTTTCTAATAAAAAACAAAGAAAAGGTTTTAGGTGCAGTCGGTAGAGCCTTGACTTCAAAAATATATCCTAAATGGTATATGTATGGTGGCAAGACTTACCCTTTCATTTGTGGCGATAGCGATACAGCAATCCTGGTAGAAGATTGTGCAAGTGCGTGTGCCGTATCAGGAATATACACAGGAGTTGCATTGATGGGTACAAGTTTACCAGAAAGTTACATACCGATAATAAAAGAAAAGTTTAAGAGAGTTATAGTTGCATTGGACCGGGATGCAACAACCAAGTCATTTGACATAAGCGAGAAACTAAAGTATTATATACCTACAGAAGTTAGAATACTAAATGAAGATCTTAAGTATTTTGACGAACAAAAAATTATAGGAGTATTACGATGAATATATTTTTTCTAGATAAAAATCCACAGAAAGCTGCAGAGTATCTATGCGATAAACATGTACCAAAAATGTTATTAGAGTCTTCACAAATGCTATCGACTGCAGTTCAAAGACACTTAGGCACTATCGAAGATCTATACAAACCTGCCTATCCTAAACATCCTATGACTATTTGGGTTGGCGAAAGTCAAGGAAACTTTAATTGGGCACTAAGAAACGCCTTATTTATCAACAAAGAATACGAAAAAAGATTTCACAAAAACCATAAATCAATGCGAGTAATTAATTATATTATGTATTGGGCATTCCATTATGATATACCTGGTGGTTCAATGAAAGCACCACCTCAATGTATGCCTGACGAATACAGAGCAAACGATTATGTTGTTGCGTACAGAAAATATTATATGGCAGATAAATCTTACTTTGCTAAATGGTCTAAAGGTACAGGCTCACCTTATTGGTGGAAACATGATTGGTTGAAAAATGCTTAGACCTTTCTTGACAGACGAAAGCACACATGTTATGACTAATTATATTTATGCTTATTTAAAAGATAAGCCGAAAACAAAGAAAAACATCCGTGATGCACTATTGCTAGCACAGACTTCAATAGTTAATCATGTGAGAAAGGGTACAATTGATAAAAAATAAAGATAAAAAATGGTCAGAAGATCATTTGATAATAGAAGTAGAAGGTCTTAGTAAAAAACAGAAAGACGAACTAAGAGATAAGATTATGGAAAAGGTAAGTAAAAAATTTGGAAAGGTAAAGAATGACAAAAAGTAAAGTCAATGTTCTATCACTGTTTGACGGAATGTCTTGTGGTCAGATAGCCTTAAAAAATTTAGGCATCGAAGTAGGAAAGTATTATGCATCTGAGATAGATAAATATGCTATGAGCATAGCAAAGAAAAATTTTCCTGATATAATTCATGTAGGTGATGTTACTAAGCTAGATGCAACAAACCTAGATATAGATCTATTGATTGGAGGATCTCCCTGTCAGGGATTTTCTTTTGCAGGCAAGCAGCTAAAGTTTGACGATCCAAGAAGTAAATTATTTTTTGAGTTTGTTAGAATAAAAGAAGAAACAAAGCCAAGATGGTTCTTGTTAGAAAATGTAAAGATGAAACAAGATGCTCAAGATATTATATCTAAATATATGGGAGTAAAACCAATAGAGATAAATTCAAGTCTATTGTCTGCACAAAGTAGAAGAAGATTATATTGGACTAATATACCTTTTGATAAAGATATCGAAGACAAAGGAATATTGTTAAAAGATATTTTAGATACAGAAACAAATGAAGCTGCAGTTCCTATCAACGAAAGAAACGCCAGGCATTTCAGAAGAACAGATCAAAAAGGTTTATGTATGACTGCTACAATGTACAAAGGTGCAGGTAATAATGGATGTACCCTGGTTGGAATGGCCACAGATATAAATGGACACGATATTCTAAAAAGAATATACAGCCCTGATGGTAAAGCACCTACATTAAATAGCATGGGTGGGGGTAATCGTGAACCAAAGGTTGATATAACAGGAGGTGCATTTAGAGGTAGATATAAAGATAATGGCTTGACACAACAGCAATTAGAGGTTAGAAACGATGGTAAAACTAATACTTTGACTACAGTCCAGAAAGATAATGTTGTGGTGAATCAAGATAGATGGAGAAAACTAACAGTCACAGAATGCGAAAGATTACAAACTGTTCCTGTTGGTTATACAGATGGTGTATCAAATACGCAAAGATATAAGATGCTAGGCAATGGGTGGACAGTAGATGTTATTTCACATATATTCAAAGGCATGATTATATGAACATGGCATTCAAGTCTTGGATTATGGATAAACAATTGGAGGAGGAAGAGGAGCAGCTAATGAAAAAAGAAGCCGAAAGCAAAGATAAAGTAAAGAAAGAAAAGAAAAAGTGCCTCACTTGTAATAGCCCTTTCGAAAGCAAAGGAAAGTTTAATAGGGTTTGCAATGATTGCAAAAGAACAGAATACTGGGGCACAGGAAATGACTACAGGGTGATTGTATAATGATAGAAAAAGAACTAATAAAATTGCTACTTAAAAAAGATTTTTATACAAAAAACAAAGCAAAGTTATCTAAAGAATTATTTACTAATGGCACAGGCGATTTATATAATACTATTGCTAGGGCACATAATGATTCTGATAATGATTTAAGTTTAAATGAAGTATCTACACTATATACGGATGTAGATAATCCAGCTCTTACTAGAGTTGCAAAACAAAATTTTCAATCTTTGATTGAGGATATCCAGGATGCATCTTTACCGAATGAAAAGATAGCTAGCAACATATTAGAGTCGCTACATAAGCGAAGACAAGCAAATAGAATTGCAGTGTTAGCTACTGAAATCTATAATGGTAAAGATGCAGATTTTTCTGAGATAAAAAAATGTTTAGAAACTTCTATAGATGATGTAGGAGATGACTATGAATATATTACCTCTGATGTGGGCGAGTTAGTTGAACAATTGAAGGACAACACAAGATTTAAATTTAACCTGAAACCTCTGCAAGAACGGGTGCATGGCGTAGGTGATGGTAATCTTGTGATTATTTTTGCTCGCCCCGAAAGTGGGAAGACTGCTTTTTGGGTCAATCTCATTGCAGGAGAAAATGGTTTTGCATCACAAGGTGCAAAAGTCTGTGCTTTAATAAATGAAGAGCCTGCCGTTAGAACACAGATGAGGTTAATCAATGCACATACAGGTATGACATTTGATGAAATCAAACAAGACACTGCCCTGGCAAATAAGCGATGGGCAGAAGTCAAAAAAAATGTCAAGATACTTGATACTGTGGATTGGGATTTAGCTAAAGTAGATGAGTTAGTAGCGAAAGAAAAGCCTGATATAATAGTAATAGACCAACTAGATAAAGTTGGAGTTGCAGGAAACTTTGCTCGTACTGACGAAAAACTTAGGGCTATATATACAGGTGCTAGGGAGATTGCAAAAAGAAATAGTTGTTGTGTTATAGCAATCTCTCAGGCATCTGCAGATGCACAAGGTAAGCTTGACATAACCTTTGATATGATGGAGAATAGCAGAACAGGTAAAGCTGCAGAAGCAGATATCATTATTGGTGTTGGCTATAGAGATAAGGTAGATATGGATAAGAACTTACGAGGATTAAATATAACTAAGAATAAAATCACAGGTTGGCATGGCATGATACCCTGTATGATTGTGCCAGAATTGTCGAGGTATGAAGAATGATAACAACATTTGATGTAGAGACTAGCTTTCAAGTTACAGAAGAAGGTAAACTAGATCCTTCTTCTAAGAATCCTAATAATTTTTTAATATCTATGGGATTGAATGATGAGTATATATTTTTTAAACATAGGGATTATCATGGCACACCTGACAGAAAAGCAGTACAAGATATACTAGATAAAACTACTTTGTTAGTTGGTCACAATATTAAGTTTGATTTAATTTGGCTATGGGAGTCTGGGTTTACCTATACAGGCAGAGTGTATGACACAATGGTGGGTGAGTATCTTTTAAACAGAGGTTTGAAGACAAGTTTAAAATTAAAAGATTGTTGTATGAGAAGAAGCGTCACACAAAAATCAGATTTGATGGATGGGTTTATAAAAAACAAAACTTCATTTGAAAATGTACCTATCAAAATGCTAGAAGAGTATGGCAGGTTTGATATCAAATCTACACGATCTTTATTTGATGCACAGATTAAACAATTTAAAATACCAAGAAATAAACAGCTAATTAAAACTGTAAAGATGATGTGTGAGTTTTTAGTTGTCTTAGCAAAAATGGAAAACAATGGTATTTTTATTGATAATCAAGCACTTTTGCAGGTTGAAAAAGACTTTCAAGAAGAGCATGATAAGTTAAGAGTAGAGTTAGATGAGATAATCTATGAGAAGATGGGGGATACTTCTATCAATCCCTCTAGTCCAGAACAATTATCTTGGTTGATCTATGGTGCTAAAGTCACAGACAAAAAGAAATGGTCAGTGCAATTTAATTTAGGTATAGATAAGATTACAAAGAAACCAAAGAAAAGATTCCCATACTCTAAATTAGAATTAAAAAAGATATGCCAAATGTTTTTATGCCCAATATATAAAACAAAGGCAGAGCAGTGCAGCTCTTGTAATGGCAAAGGCCATGTACAAAAAATCAAAGTAAATGGAGAGCCTTTTAAAAATTTAAGTAAGTGTGCTGATTGTTCTGCAAAAGGTTTTGTCTATATAAATACAAAAGAACGAGCAGGATTTGGTGTTACTGCAGATTCTTATGTAGATGCTGCAGAGGGTGGTTTTAAAACTGATAAAGGTACATTGTTAAAGATAGGTGCTAAAGGAGATCAAGAGTTAAGAAACTTTGTAGAAAAGATATCCAGGTATAATGCATTAGATACTTATTTAAAAACTTTTGTTGAAGGTATTAAGAAACATAAAACAGAAGTTAATTACTTATATCCAAACTTTATGCAATGTATTACCACAACAGGCAGATTGTCTAGTCGTGATCCTAACTTCCAAAATCAACCAAGAGGTGGTACATTCCCTATAAGAAAAGTTATAAGATCAAGATTTGAGAATGGTAAAATTATGGAAATAGACTTTGCACAATTAGAATTTAGAGTTGCTGTCTTTCTTTCAAAAGATAAGCAAGGATTACAGGATATACTAGATGGTGTTGATGTTCACCAATTTACTGCTGATACTATTGGATGCGATAGGCAAAATGCAAAGGCACATACATTTAAACCTTTGTATGGCGGTATGTCTGGTACTGAAGAAGAGAAGAGGTACTACACAGCATTCTTAAAAAAATATCCTGATATAAAAGTTTGGCATGATAAGCTGCAAGATCAAGCAATACGGCATAAAGTCGTGACGCTACCTTCAGGTAGACAATACGCTTTTCCAAATGCAGAACGCATGCCATGGGGTGGCTCAAGCTTTTCAACACAGATAAAAAACTATCCTGTGCAGGGCTTCGCCACTGCTGACATTGTTCCTCTAGCGTGTATCCTTTCTCAAAAATTGCTAGAGGACAATGGCACAAAGAGCATCTTAATCAATACTGTACATGACTCCATAGTAGCTGATGTTTTTCCTGGTGAGGAAAGAGTAGTAGCTGATTGTTTAAAAAATGGTTGTCTTGGTGTTGTTGATAAAATGAGAGAAATGTATGGTGTTGATTTTGATGTTCCACTAGATGTAGAAATAAAGGCAGGATCTAATTGGTTAGATACCTCTGTTTTTGTTTGACAAATTTAATATATATGGTAATATATTATTATAAATAAGCACAGGAGGTGCAGAATGAGTAATGAAGTACAAGCGTTTCATAATTTAAGTACAGAAGAAATTATGAAATTAACAGGGCAAGATGACGGATCTCAAATGGGTTCCGGGACTCTGCCTAGATTGACTATAAATAGAGCTGCTGAAGATGATGATGGCAATGCCTTAAGAGCAGGGGTGTATACTATTTATGACCCTGAATCAGAGGACAAGGTGTATGGTTTGAAAGATAAGCCTGCACAATTTAGGCCATTTATAAATGCATATCAGTATATGGAGTATGATGCTGCTGATAATAAATACGCATCAACATCAGTAATCTTTAAGTCCTGGAAAGACGAACCTATAGATACCAAAGGTGGAGTTAGATGTGGTAAAGTTATTGGTAAAGATAAAGAGCAATTAACTGATGCTGAGATAGACGCACAAAAAAATATCAAGTGCTATAGACTTGTGTATGGTTTGCTAAGTATGGAATGTACAAAAGCAAATGGTGATGCTACAGCAGTTAAAGAAATGCCTGTTCTTTGGAGAGTCACAGGTATGAACTTTAAACCTATAGGTGAAACACTAAAGGGTTTAAAAGGTAGAAATAGTTTGATGTTTAATCATGTATTAAATCTTTCTAGCAAAAGAAAAAAGAATGGTGATAACATATTCTACATAGCTTCTATAGGTGTTGATGATAAGCAAGTAGAGTTTTCTAAAAAGGATTTAGAACATATGGATATGTTTAATGATCTTATAAATGAAGAAAACTTAAAAGTATCAGAGCAATGGAAGCAAGCCAATGCTACTACTAAAAGTGATGCAGATAGTGCTAAAATAGTTGAGGCTGTTACTGAAGATAGTCCAGAAGAGTTCTTAGCTACTT